TCGCCTGATCCGCAAAAGCAACACCAATCGCCTGTGTATTAGGCATATCAATACCCCTTTAGGTGGTGCCCCCGGCGAGTTGCCCCGCCGAGGGCGTTGCCATTACGAAACGCGGTAGCAGGTCCAAGTGCCGACGCCGGTCTTGCGGGCACGGAAGTGACCCGAAGTGCCGTTGTCAACCTGTCCAGCACCGACGAGCGTCCAGCCCGTGCCGATTGCCACGGTCACGTCGTCCGTTCCTGCGTCAATGTTAATGACGAAGAAATCAAACGCGCTGTCTACCTTTTCGCCCATTGAGGGGAAAGCCAACTCAAGGGCGGCAACGGTCGGCAACGTCAAGTCGCCAGCCGCTCCGTCAAAGGTAAAAAGACCGTTGACCAACTGAGCAGCCGTCGCCGTAGCAGCAGCCGTCAGCGCAGTCGGAGCGCTTTGCGTGAAAAACAGCGGCTCACCAAGATTGCCATCGCCAATCTGATACCCACCAGAACCATTAGGAAGTGCCATTTTTAGTTACTCCTTAAATTTAACCATTAGCCCCAGAGGCGGACAGCCATCTGCGGACGGATCACCGAGTAGCCATACAGCACGTCGATACGGCACGGCATACGGTCGTTGTTAATGTCGTACTGACGAACAACGCGCATGGAGATGCCGTTGTGCACTTGGCGCGAAGCCATGTCAACGCCCTGCGGCATGAGCAAGTCAGCCGTGGCGAAGGCGATCGCATCGCGGTGGTACACAAGGTTCTGCGGGTACTGCGTCGAAGCGCCACCCAAGAACGTCACAGCAGCACTGTTCTGCGGGAACGAATCCACCGTCGCCAAAGCAACGCTCGACGTGTAAATCGCCGGCGAAATCTTGACGTTGGTAAACGCGCTGGCAGCAGCGGTAATGTCCTCAGTGACCACGAACTGCTGGAGCGAGCCAGTTGATTCGCGGGTCTGCGGGTTGACCGAGTACACGTTAGCGATCGTGAACACGTCGCCCTTCTTAAGCGTGTTGCCGGTCGTGCCGTTCAAAGTAATGGTCGCCTGGCCCTGCGTGGAAACCGTACCGTTCACCGTGATGGTGCCCGTGCGGCTGCCGGTCGTGAACTGCTTGATCGACTGCGACATGTTGAGCTCGTTAAAGCCCAGGATGCCTTCGCCGAACATGCCGTTCTTGAATTGCGACGAGATGGTGCTGACCGGGTTAAACAACCCCTTCATGCCCTCGATAAGCGCAGCGTTGGCGGCCGGGTTGACGGTCGCGTAGCGCGGCGACATGACGGCAGCGGCTTCGTTCAGCTTCTGCTGAGCAGCCAACAGGACAGCGGTCGTGCCCGGCGTGGTGCCCGGCGTACCGACTGACTGGTAGATGTTGTTGAACGAGTTAGCAACGTCAGCGTCGATGCTGGAGGCCAACTGGCTGATACGCGGCTTGAGCACGCGCTCGGCAAAGTCGTCCAACTGCATCGTCATTTCGGCGGTGGTGAAGTTCACGCCGATGTGCTTCTGCGAAGCAACCGTCAGGGTCGTGAACTGCTCGTTGTCGTCCTGCACTTGCAGGGCGGCACCGTCGGTCACAAGGGCGCGATCCGGCAGACGGATACGCAGCGTAGTGCCGATCTTGGCGCCTTCGACGGCGTAGCTGCTGTCGTACTGGCGGTTGACGTTACGGGTGATTACGAGGTTGTTCTCGAGGATCTCGAGCGCTTTTCGCGTAATCATGTCAATAGTAAGAATTGTATTAGCCACGAAAGTGTCTCCTAAAAATTGTTAGCGACGTTGACGCGTTTCCCACTGCTTGATCTGGCGTCGACGCTCGGCCTCAATCCACTCTGACGTGCTCATGGCCGTAACCGAGCGGGGGTCAGTCGTTTCATAAGTGCCGGCGCTGGTGCCTCGAGCCGTTACCGGCTTGATCGGCGCGGGAGCGCTGGTGGTTTTCTTGATCGGTATCGGATTGTCAGCCATTTTAGCCTCTATCTTGCCGATCTCTTTAGCCTGAAGGTACGGCGACAAACGGGAAATACGATCGGCTTCGCGCGGGTTCGAGCCTAGGTAATAAGCCAGCTCTGGCCCTACGTCCGACGCCTGAATCGTCTCGGCCATCACGGGCGTAATCGGCAGTGACGGGTTGTACGCGACCTTTTCAAAGTCATCGTATTTGTCCCGCACGGCTTCTTCACGTTCGTGATAAGCCTCCACAAGAGCCATACGCTCGCGCTCGGCCTCGCGTCGGGCGAGGAGTTCAGTTGCTTTGCGCTCGGCCAAAGCCTCGGCATACGCATCTGGATCCAAGTCCTTGCTCGGCAAAGGCGCCGACTCAGCCGCTGGCTGGGTCTTTAACGATTGCTCTCGCTCCCACTTGCGACGTTCCCGTGCAAGCCTCTTGCCGACCATCGCATCTAGCTCTTCTTGAGTAAATGCTTTAGCGGGCTTTTCTTCCGGCAATTGCGTTTCCGCAACAACTTCAGATTCCGGGGCAGCCGTAGCCTCCGGTTCCGGCGCGGATATATCCGCTACAACTTCAGGGACTTGGTTTTCGTCCGTCATACATCTTCCTTACGGAAACCTGGTGAACCGCACCAGTACGGTTTAACAATACTGTATGGCTTCACAGTGCGCAACATTAAGTGCTGCTGTCTGTAATTAGGCCGATGGTTTGGAGGGCGGTCAGTAACGACGCTAATGCTGCGTTACCGCCACGCGATCCCGTGACCGTCTGCTTGGTTTGAGGCGTTTTGCCATAGAAACCCACAGAGGCCGTACCAAGGCTGAAATTCTTGACGTTAGCGCACCAGAACTGCTGCTCGCCGCTACCAAACAAGAAGTTGACCAGATCAATCGGGTTGCCACCCACAGTGACGTTGCCCGAGGTGGTCAGCGATGCAACCAAAGTCACATCAAACGTATTGGTTGTGACGTTGCTGACGGTATAGATGCCATCGGAACTTGGCGTCGTGGTGGATGCACCGCCTGACGTAAAGTCCAGATAAATGCTGTTGCCGCTAGGAATACCGTGCGAGTTAAGCGTTACGGTCACAGTCGTTCCCGACTGGCTATACGTCGCCGGAACGCCGGTCAAATCAGCAGCAGAACCTTCAACGTAACGCTCTGAACCCAGAATCAAATCGCTTCGAGTGTTGGATTCGTTGAGGTCGTTGTACGCGTTACCGACCACGTTCCAGTGGTGGTAATACGTGCTGTTGTCAGTCAGGTCGTAGAAGATGCAGTTCTTGACGATGCTACGCGCAGCGCCGACCACAATCGTGTCGTTGACCGAACCCGCAAAGCAGTTGGAAATCTCGCTCATAGCGATAGCGCCAACTGTAATCGGGTTGAAGTTACCCGCAAGCGTGGTGTCCATTATTGACAGGTGCAACCCGCCCACAGCGCCGGTCTTGATGCCGTTGCCAAAGTTGCCCTCAAACCATGCGTTCTTGATGGACGCGACGGCATAGCCGACTTCATCGTCCATCGTCACATCGTAGTAGATACCGCCCGTGCCGGTGTTGCCCGAGGTGCCGTTAAAACTAATGTCGGTGCCAACAACATGCACGCCACCGGCTTGCGTGATGTACAAACCCCAAGTGGTGTTACCGCTGAACTGCCCGCCGTAGAACGTCACCAAGTTGCTGTAGACGTTGTTGGCCGATTTCTCGCAATAGTAACCGTACAGGTTCGCTTGGAACGTGCAGTCGTATACGTCAAACACCAAGCCGCCAAGGCAGTGCAGGCCGTAGTTACAGTTGGTGATGTAGACGTTTCGCAGCACCCAACGGCCAAAGTCCGTGACCTTGAGGCCATTGACGCTGGCAACGCTGTTACCGTCAATCGCTAAATCAGAGATTTCGCTGTACGGCTCCAGCATCGTTGATATGCCGGACAAGTCCAAGATAGGCGTGGCGGTTGAGCCAAACTTCTTCAAAACCGTTGAGCGCTTGCCGCTGCCCTTGAGGTTGACGGTGATAAAGTTTGTCCAGTTACGCACAATCGAGGTGACGCGATAGGTGCCTGGAGGAAAGTACACCGTACCGCCACCCGCGCCGTAGACGTAATCAATCGCCGCTTGGATCGCTGCGGTGTCGTTCGTCGTACCGTCGCCCGTTGCGCCGTAAGCCTTAACGGAAACCGTTGGCCCGATTTGCGCGACCGTGGCTTTCTTGGTGACGCCGCCGTCAACGACCGGGACTAACGCACCATCGGAGACGGGGTTAGTCGCGGCGGGTAATTGCGAAATCTTGATGCTTGACATGTCTTACTCCGTCCAAGGCAACGCGACAGGCACGGCGTCATTCTTCGGCTGGTTGGAGAGCGCGGTCATCGCAGCCGCACGCGCCTCCCACGCCTTCTTGTGCGTGAGATTCCACACCCAGTTCAGCACAATCTCTTCGGTGAGATTAACCAACGGAATGAAATCACCGCTCGGTCGAGTCAGGCGGGTGGTTTGGCGCAGCGGGCCAAGGCTCCACTCGACGAAAGCCACGACGTTCTCATGTTCGTCTACTTTGGGCAGAACCCGCAGACCTTCGACCTTCCAGTTAGCCATTATTCTTCCTCAGACTGTTTAGCCTGTGCTTCGGCTTGCTCTTTAACCTTTAACAGCAACGGCCATGCGCCGCTGCTCGTTGGGAGTTGCCCCAGCACTTGCAGGATGGCGTTTACTTCCTCAACGGATAGTTCCAACTTAATCATTCTGCGCTCCACGGCAGCGGCTTGGCGACGGTCGGCGGATTTACTAGCGCTTCTAGTTCACGCGCTACGTTGGCCTCTACCTCGGCCTTGTCCACGCCGTTCGCCCACACCCAACCCAGCACATCGGCTTCGGTAAGGTCGGGATACGCCACGAAGTCATCGCCCGGTGAGGCAAAGCCCATGCTGCCGTAGTTGCTGGCGGTAAACTCGCCGCTGCTGTCGCTGCAACGCCATGCGGCAGTCACCACAACGTCGGTATGCGAGCCGTCTTGCGGCTTGACGATCATGCTTTCAATTTTCCAAGTAGCCATTTATTTAGCCTCCAGTTCAGCGACACGCTGCCGCAGGGATTTGACTTCCGCAAGCAGCAACGGGACAAGTGAAGAAACATCAATTTGCTGGTAAACGGGCTTGCCGTCTTTATCTACGGCATCTTTTTCACCACTAACTGCATACGGCGCAACCTCTTGCGCTTCGTGGGCAATCAGCATCGGACGCTCTACCGTCGCGCCGTTCATCTTGCCGACGTAGACCTTTAGCGCATCTACCAACTCGCCAGAATTTGTAACTGGCCCAATGATGGTTTTGGCGCGGTAATCCGACGTTGTGTTGTAACGAACAAGCCCGCCAGTACGGTCGTAATCAATAGAACCGCGAAGTGTTGCGCCGGCATCGGTTATAAATTCTTCAAATTTATTGTTGCCAGAGGTTGCTTTATTCCAAAGAACACTAGTGGCTGTTCCAGAATCATCGTTTATAAAAAGGCACGTTGAATTTCCTGCGCCCGTATTTGAAACGGCAAAAGACCGAGTTGACCAATTAGCAATGTTTTCTTTTACGCCAAGACCACCCGCCATGTAATTAAGCGCCGTCCCCGCTGCATAGAAGTTCCAGCGGTTAGAGCCAGAGGCGATGTCGGAGTAGAAGCCGTAGTTGTTGGTGGCGCCGGTGAGAGTAGATTCAGCAATAAACCCAAATTGACTGGTAACAGTTGATCCCGCGCCAATTGTTCCTTGCGCCGCACTAAACCCAACCAAATTTGCAGTTGTAAACGACGCCGCTTGGGTATTAAGAATTGACTGAATGCCATACCCGCCAAATGTAGAGCCACTTGGAACAGTGCCATTCATTAAAATCGCACGAGTAACAGTTCCTGATGTTGGGTATGTTCCTGTTACTTGAAATTTAGTCGTCGCATCCGCCGTCGCGCCGATCCCGACGTTGCCGGAGGAGTCAATACGCATCCGTTCGGTGTAAGTTGTGCCGTCAGACACTGATATTTGACCAAACGTCATCGCCGCATCTGATGGCGCAAAAGACCGGAAATCCCCCGACTGAACGCCAAAACCTGCTTTTGAATTGCTGCTGCGGAAAACAAACAACTTTTGAGCGGTAACGTCGGTACCTAAATCTAGTTTTGCTCCCGGCGAAGCCGTCCCAATACCGACGTTGCCGGAGGAGTCAATGCGCATCCGTTCGGAGCCATTGGTAAACACAATCCAAGGTCGTGTACCAGCAGCAACATGGTAGATCGCGGAATTGTTGGCGTTGATGTGGTAGTTGAGAGTGTCACCACTTGCCCATTCCACAGCAGCAAAATTTCCAGCCGTTCCAGTATTAACCGTCAGCGCGGTAGAT